GGAAATATAGTTTGTTTGTTTAGGTCTATATCGTCTAGGCTACCATACGTTACAGTATTTACAAATGGTTCTGCTTGTAGCGTGTCTTTTATTTTGTCTGTTAAATCGTAAAAGCCTGTCATCTTCTATTTATTTGTTGCTTTTCTAGTTCTATCTTTTCTTTCTCAAATGCCAAGTACAAAAGGCAGGTATGTATGTTTTGTTTTGTTATTTCATCAAACTTGGTAACATCCCCTTTAGCGATTCCGTAGATGCTTTGATACCAACCCCACTTTCTGCTAAAGTTTGACGTTGCTCCGTAGTCAGCTTGCTCGGTAATTGCTTGTTCAAAAAGTTCAGGGTAGTTAGAAGCAGTTCGTTGCTTAAATTGTAAAAAAAAACCATAGCACCCATAACTACATTAAGTGGCATTTGCTTCATTGTATCAGCAGCATCCATACCGTTGTATTCTTCTATTTGATATTTGTCATCACGCTTTATTGTAGTTGGTCTATACAATATACTCATTGCTTTGTGCATCGTTTCCCAATCACCTAAGTTTTCATCTAGGTCTACATATTCACCTAGTGTCATATCGTCTAATACAGGTATAAAACCGTATTCTACACCTTGTAATTTAAAAGTAGGTATTAACTTACCTCTACGCTCAAATAACACATTAAGGTCGTTTAAAATGCTTTTAACGTAACTATACTTTATTTTAGCTACGTCTTTTAGTTCTAAGTTGCAAAACACTTCAACTGCCTTATGCATTAAGAAACTCGTTTCCTGATTCTCTTCTGTATTTATCTTAGCAAACCTTTGGTATTGTTCTAAAGTTATTTCAGATAAATCTGTTGGTACTAGTATATCAACTTTCATATAATAACAATAATTTTAAGTAAAATATGTATAAAACAAAAGAGGGGCATAGCCCCCCTTCAAAAAAAAACAAAACTTCAAATGAAAAAATTCCTACTTATAAGAACCGTAGTAGGCACGGTATAGTTCTTCTATTTTATCTTCTAACTCTTTACTATTTTGTTTGTACTCTAATTTACCATATTTTTTCTTACCATCCAAATTGACAATTAGTCTTACTGGTGGTGGAGTTTTGCTATAACCTCTTTTAGTTGGTTTCTGTACAACAAATATCTTGTTGTGCCAACACCACGCTTGTATCTCGTGTAGAGGTATGTTCTTGTAAGCATCAAGCATACCAAATAGCTAACATTAGCCACATCATTACATACATCATAAAATAAGATGTAACTACTAATAATGCACCACCTAGTATAGTGTTCATTACCTTCTTTCTGTTTTCTTTTGCTGTAATTTGTTTTACTAGCTTGTATTCAAATGTATCTTGTATTCTCATAATTGTTAATTATTTGTTTATACGAATATATAAAAGTTTTTTTAATAGACAAAATATTGCCCCTTATTTGGGTTTTCTAGTTGGTCAGTTAAAACGTATCTAGCAGCATCAATACAATCAGGATGTTCCCCTGATGGTTTTTGTAACGTATTACCTTCTTTGTCCTTTGCCCATATATAACCTTGTAGTTCACGTTTTAGGTTTCTACTCCTGCTTGTTACATATATCTCATTTTGGTTTATTAGGTTTATACCATATACTACGCTATCCCTTCCCTTGCTTACAGGATACACGCTGTGACCATATTGTACAAGTTCAGCTATTGACTTAGGTTCTGCTGAATCTGCTATTATGTTTTCTCTAATATCGTTTGCTTGTAGGTATCTACTTATATCACGGTTCAACATACCTTTCTTATATAGTACCTCATCGTATATATAAGCATCATTCCATTTGTATAGTGCTATAAGTGTTGTGGGGTCTACACTATAACCAAAGTCCATACCGTAGGATAATAACCTTGCTTCTTGTGGTATTGTATCTATTTCTTTCCAATCAGGTATGCAAACACCTTCTAAGCTACCTATCTCACCTAGTCCATATACACGCCACCAGTTAGCCCAGTATGTTGAGGTTTTTGCTTTGTCTCTTGCTTTTTCTATTTCGTGTACTATTGTTTGCGGTAGTGCATCGTTATCTTTATAGGTAAGTGTAATAAAGTTTGTATCAGGTTTACCTATTAGTTCTTTATCTACCCAAAACAAAGCTGATGGGTTATAGTCTAACCATATATTACCTGATGTTCTTACTACGAGTTGTTGGTACGCATCAAAAGGTATATTGTTACACTCATTAATATAAAGGTCGGTACGCCTAGCACCACGAAGTTTATCAGGCATATCAGTCGAAAAAAACTCAATATAGCTTCCATTTGTAAATGTGTATTTTAAAGTGCTTTTATTGTATTGTGTATCCTTATACCTATTAAGACCTTTTAAGATGCCTAAGAAGTCTTTTAAAGCACCTCTACGAAGGTGTGGTATTGATTCACTTACTACGCTTATTTCTTTTCCTGCGTTTCTTATAGCATAGTCGATAAGTATAAGTAATATGCAAACGGTCTTACCTGCACTCGTGCCACCTCTTACTATTTTAACACGGTTGCCTAGTTCTCTAAGTTTGTTAAGTGCTATTGTTTTTTTGACCTGCATACGTTTTGCAGAACAGGGTTTAGGTTATCCCTAGTCTACAAATAATGGTATGTCCTCGTTTATAGTGATGTCTTTTGTTTCACGAGGTTTACCTAGATAATAGTTTAAGTACAGTTGTATCCATTTTAGTTCTCCTGATTCAACTCCCTTTTTTAGTGCATCAAGTGCTGCATCTTCTAACGGTGATAAGCGTTCTACTAGTTTTATTTCTTCACTCTTAGGCTTTCTTCCTGCAAAACCTTTTGTTGAATGACCACCGTTATTTTTTCTACCATCCATAATTAAAAAACATTAATTAATTAATAATACAATAAAATTTACAGTAAGTTGTTAATTAGCTGTTTTCTTAATTGTATGTTTTCACGTTGCAAATCTCTTGCCTTAATAAGCGTTTGCGCATACTTATCACGATAATAAAGCATAGGGTTATTATACTTTTCTCCAGTAGTTCTTCTAATGTTTTTATCTATGTCTAGGTATATCTTGTAGTATTCGCTTTCGTATCTTGTTATAATATCGTCAAATATTTTTATACCGTGTATTACACTTGCGTGATGTCTACCTACTACTGCACCTATTTTAAGTAGAGTGTGTCTAGTGTGTTGTTTAGCTAGTTTAAAATATATAGCCCTTGCATATACTAGGTCTCTATCTCTACTTTCTTTATCTATCTTTTGGTTTGTTATTGTCTCTACTGTTGTTTTTATCGTCTCTAAGTTCATATAATCGTTTGTTTATTGAATCTATTGTGTCGTGTCTTACTTCGTCTATTGCTTTTAGTATTCCTGCACAGGCTTCATAGTCCTCCACCTCCTGATAATATTTAATTGCTGCTTCCAGTTCTCTTATAGATGAACCGTGTGCTAAGTCAGCTAAGGCAAGGTAATAAAATTCCTGTACTATATCTTTATTCAAAACATTCTTATTTGTGCTTGGTGTTGTTTTAAACGCTTGTTTGCTGCTTCATAATAATATTTGTCTAATTCATATCCTTCTAAATAATATCCATAATTATGACAGGCTATTGCTATTGAACCTGAACCTAAATGTGTATCTAATATCTTATATCCTTTTTCTGCATATCTTGATAGTATTTCTTCATACAGCCTTACAGGTTTCTGACAAGGATGAAATCTATTATTATATTCAACACTAACTCTGATTATTTTTGGCACTCTGTCAAAACTTGTCCAACAGAGTTCGTGCATTGAATAGTTATTATCTCCTTTCTTTTTATCCCATACTAACCAATCTCTTACATTTGGTAAATAGTTAGCATAATAATTAGCACCAAATATTATTTGATTTTTACTAACTCGCAATAATTCTATAAAATATTTTTCATCAGGTATATTATCATTCCAACTTTTACCCTTCATCATTTGTCCTATGGGATTTGAACCTTGCATCCTTTTACCAATACCAAAAGGTGGGTCAACAATAGCAAGGTCAAACTGGTCATCGTCAAACCCTGCCATTGCCTCCATACAATCTTGATTGTATAATTTAATCATTAGCTATATCTCTATACAATTCTAGTTGTTTATTTATAAATGGTCGTATATGTTCAACCGATGAAAGTACAGCGCTGTCATTCTCTGCTAACTGCTCTAACTGGTCAAATATATACTTCATCTCTTTAAGATTGCCTTTTATTTTTTGGTGTGCAAATGAACATACTCTATTAACTGTAAACGCTTGTATCTTTACACCTCCGTAATGGCTTTTTAATTCGTAAAACTTTCTGAAAAGATAATCACTAAATGCCATATTCTTAATTGTAGCTAAACCATCTTTGTACATTCCGTTACAACCAGTATTAAAATATATGTTTAATAAGTTGCCAACTGAAAACACATCTTTTGTTTTGTTGTACTGTTTAAATACAAAAGAATAGTCTGCTCTGTTTCTAGCAAATGTTTTTAAATAATCAAATGCTGTCCATTTTCTGTTAGCATTGTTAAGGCTAATAATGTATTGTTGGTATTCGTCAAGGTTGCTTGTGTCAACCCAGTCAATAATATAAACAGGAACAGTTTTGTGTCCTGCATTATATGCCATTACTACTCTATGGTGTCCTTCTATTATATTACCTCTGTGGTCTATTACAACAGGCACTAACCATCCAAAACGTTCTATCTTTTTTTGAAAATGTTGTGCGTGATTATCAACTATATCTCTATTTACAGTTGAGTGTTTAAGTTTGCTAATTGGGTAGCTTGGGTTAAATGTTCCTACTTTAATCTCTTGTTTAGTAATTGTGTTCATAATGTTTGTGTTTAAAATTAATAATTGTTTTTATAGTATTCCTCTCATTACATATTGGTCTATATCGTTGTCCTGCTCAAAGA